GCTGCTCGACTCCGCAACAAGATGTTGGAAGATGGGTACGCGTCCATCAACGGATCTGACGAGTTGGCCGAGTACCAGAGTGCAGTCGCATCCTTCCGCGAGGAGGGCGTGGTAGGCGTCGGTCGGCAGTCGTCGATGGCGGGTACGCACGAGATGATCATTGAAGAACTATACAAGACGTTCCTCCCTCAGTCTGCTGCGGCTCCGTCGTTCAGGCAAGTCATGACGGCCCTGGCTAACGGCAGGCGCTATGGAGCAGAGTTCGGTCCAATCAACAACGTCCTCTTTGAAGTATACGAGCGGGCTGGCGGAGACTCTCTCCTTAGCTTGACGCAACAGGAGCGCGTTGCCAGAATCCGAAAGTCCATCGACGACGTCGTTAGCCCTAACGTAATCGGCGAGGCGCCTGTTGGTGAGACTATCCTGCAAAACTCAACCTCAAGAGTGGCGAAGATTCTTTCCAGTTCAGCCATGAGAATGATCGAGAGGCACGGGCCACAAGAGGCGCTCATGCGAGCCTCCAAGTACCGCTACCAGGAGATGGCTCGACAACTGGACAAGGTCAACTACTTCAACCCTGACCGAAGCCTTATCGAACGAACGATGAACCACCAGTTCCTCGGGCTGTACCCTCTGTCGTACATGTTTGGCAAGGTGCTGCCAGAGATTACGCGCTTCATGTTCTGGAAGCCATTCGGTGCAATCGCACCTGGCGCAGGGTACCAAGCATACAACAAGATCGTAGAGTACATGGGCCGAGAGGGTCTATCCCCTGACTTTGAGCAGAGGGGTATTGAGCGTCCCGACTATATGTTCTTCTTGGCACAGTTGCTTCCAGGTCATCCAGACGACATCAGCGTTGGTGTCCCTGGCTGGCTGCGAAGATCCATCTCCACCGTATCCCGACAGGGCTACGACCAACTCACAGCGGACAAGCTGTTCGGTGAGGTTGGTGCACCGCTGGTAGACACTGGTGTACTCGGTGGGGCAAGGACATTCATCAAGTCTCTACAGGAACTCACGTCAGGCCAAACTGATGATGAGCAACTGTCAGAGACAGTTAACTTGAGAAGATGACCCAGGTGTTCTGGGTCACGGTAGTTTAGAAAAGGAGAGCCAAGCATGGCCGAGCTAGATCAAGTCGCAGATGCGACCAAGGATCAGTCGCCAGCGGTGGAGCAGCCCGCTCCAGAGCCGCAGGCCACTGAGCCAGAGGAAGACATTGCCACTTGGAAGCGTCGTCTTGCAGGAAAGGACCAGGCACTCACGACGGCAAAGAAGGCAGCCGATGAGTTCCGGTCTAAGTACGAAGAGCTGGCAAAGTGGAAGGCTGCCCAAGAGGAAGCCTCCCTGTCAGAATTTGAGAAGGCGGAGCGCCGAGCGCGAGAACTGGAGAAGGAGCTACACGCTACCAAGGCCGAGTTCGAGCGGGAGCGTCTAAAGTCCAAGTACCCAACCTACTTCGAATTTGCGGAGCAGGTGAAAGAGTTGGATCAGGAGGCTCAGGCAGCCGCATTCGAAAAGTTCATGAAATCCGCTATCGGTGGCGGTTCCACCGAAACAGTATCCGATGCGAACAGTCCTAAGAAGAATGTCGCAAAGGAGAAGCAGATGAAGCCTGATGATATCAAGGAAGCGCTACGCGTCATTGGTAATCCTTGGGCGGAACTTTAGGAGATAAAGTATGGCTACCACCACAACTCTCTCCGGTCCTGCACTGAATAACTTGAACTCCTTCAACGGCTCTGAGGCCAATGCCTTCCAGAAGCTCGTTCAGGAACTTGTTTCTCAGCAGATCGCGCAGGAACTCCGGAGCCGAATGGTGCACCTTGTGCCAGGGAACTATGTTCCAGGGCAGTTCGTTAAGGGCACCGACCGGATTCGCTACGTGCGATACCCGGACATTTCCCACAACCTGACCGAGCTTTCTGAGGGTGTCACGCCTGATCCGACGGTTAACCTGTCGGTGACGACCGAGTACTTCTCAGTGAAGCAGTACGGTTCGTACACGAGCCTTTCTGACATCGCTCAGCTCGACTCGCCACACGACCTGGTCAGCATTGCAGCGGAGCGCGTTTCGTTCGCCGCTGCTAAGTCGATGGACGCTATCGTCCGCGACGTAATGAACGCTGGCTCGGCCCGCGTTTACTACGCATCGAAGTTCACTGACGGCACCGCTGTCACCACCCGTCTCGCTCTTGCGGACGGTACGGTCAGCAACGCCGGCACGGACGCAGCTCGACAGGACTACAAGCTCAACGGGCTTGAGGTCAAGAAGGCTGTTGCTCGCCTCAAGGCAGCGAACATTCCTCCGTTCCCGGATGGATTCTATCGCTGCATCATTCACCCAAACCAGCAGTTCGACTTGCTGACGGATACTTCGGGACACGGCTTCCTTGAGGCCACGAAGTACACCCAGCCTCTTGATATGCTGTCGGGTGAAATTGGAGCCTACTCTGGCGTCCGTTTCCTCGTCGCTAACGACGCGAAGACGTTCACCCAGACGAACACCGCTTCAGCCAGCATCACGATTTACTCGGCACTCTTCTTCGGTCCTGACGCATTCGTCGTCGGCGACTCGCAGACGATGCAGACGTACTTCGTTGCTCCTGGTGGCGACCACACCGACCCGCTCAGCCAGCGTGCACTCATTGGTTACAAGCTCCGCTTCGGCGCTATGATCATGGGTGAGGCTGCTGCCAGCGAGTACAGTGGCCGCGACAAGGCTGCTGTCATCACCAACAAGGCGCTGACGTCTAACGTTGCGACGATCACCACGGGCGCTGCCCACGGTATCTTCGTTGGCGAGACGATCAAGGTCGTTGGCGTTGACGCAACCTTCAATGGTACGTTCACCGTCACTGCTGTGACCAGCACGACGATCTCGTATGCCAAGACGGCATCGAACGTCGCGTCTGCCGCAGTCAGCGATGCCTACGTAAGCAACGTTGTTCCGCAGACGTCCCTTGGCCAGGTCCGCTACCTGCGCCTCGAGACCCGCGCAACCGCCTTGTAATAGGCTTGAGGACACCCCCAGTCGACATGTGTCGGCTGGGGGACCTCACTAAGGAGATAGAATGGCAGCAATTGATACACTGATCGTAAAGCTTAGACGAGACCTACGAGATACCGGCACGTCCGACGGCTACGATAGAGCATTCACTAACCAGGAACTTTCTGACCTGGTTGATCTTGCGCTTGCCGAAATCTCCAGGATCTATCCAAAAGAACTTACTACTATCGTTGCAATCCCAGAGTCATTCAGCGGCACGCATACTACTACCATCGCGCTGCCTGCTGGCTTTGATACCATCTACAGAATCGATTGCCTACAGAACCAGATCGACGAGACCGTCAGCCCAATCCGACAGTGGTACAACCTTGTTGACCGCATCGACCCGAGCATGGGCGAAGGCCCGGCTGGTGGGTGGGAAATCCACGCTGGCAATGTCTACCTTCAGCCAAACAGATTCACTGGCAACACCAGCCACCTGCGCATCATGGGCTATGGCAACTGGACTGTCGACACGCTAGACGCTGACGCAGAGCAGGCTGTCCGATACTTCGTGCAGTCAGAGGGAATGTACAAGCTCGTCACTGACCGCTCCATGTTCCAGCAGTGGCAGGTCAACCCTGGCAACAGCGACGTCACCGTACCTGCTGCTAACCAGATCTACACCGTAGCTCGTGGGCGATTCGAGCGCCTAATGGGGAGACTGCGCAAAGTTAAGAAGGTGGGCTGATGGATTTCACTAAGCCTGTACGAATCTACACATCGTCAACGGAATACGTTGACATCAACAGCCTAGCGAATACGCTTCGCGGGCCTAAGCCTATTACTGGATTCCGCATTGACCAGGTGGCGTACAACGCGTCGCAGGTCCGTGGATATCTAGACCAGCGTGCAATGCGCGATGGCGTGGATTACACGGAGCCGTTCCTTGGCGCACGACCGGTGCAGTTTGCAATCAGCGTATACGGCGAGACACTCGGCGACTTCTGGGATCAGTGCGACATCCTGTCTAAGGCACTATCGCCTATGCCAACAGAGTGGACATCGACCTACGGCGTAAGGCCAGTAAGATTCTACCAGCCAACCAGAACGCAGGGCTCTGACTTCCCATACGGCATCGAGCTAGAGATGGGCGTCCGCCCTACCAC